GCCACACAACGAGAGAGTACCAGCAGGCACGAGCGAGCCAACTTTTGGGAGAGTACCATGCGCCTAGAGCGAGCCACATGTGGGGAGAGTACCATGGGCCTGGAGCGAGCCACCAGATGAGAGAGTACCAAGGAATTAGAGCGAGCCATGCTTCGAGAGAGTACCACTAGGCATGAGCGGAAAATATCTTACAGGGAAAGGAGGAAATCATGAACTTCATGAGACTCAGACTGAGGAAAGATGCCCCCACTGCACTGGGCTGGCAATGGATAGAACCAGTGAGCTTCGGATATGACAGCGCTGGGATGCTTGTCTCTATGCTGTGCAAGGTATGGGACGCAGAGCCATACGGCCTGCACGAGGCCAGCCTTGAGTGCTTCTCTGGGCATGACCTGTTTGAAGACCTGATGGTGAACTATACAGTCTACGCCGGATAGAAAGGAGAAGGTATGGAATCTTTCCATCTGTATCGGGCAACTGCACCACAGACCAGCATCGAGGCCGCAGAGAAACTGGACGTGAATAAACTTGAGCACATCGTGCTCGGCGTCATTGCATCATTCCCTGACGGGTGCATCAGTGACGATGTAAGAGATGCCTGCTGGGAATGGCACGGCATCGTGAGTTACAGTTCGGTCACGGCACGGTTCTCTGCACTTGAGCGTAAAAATCTTATAGTGTATACAGGGGACACGCGGAAAGGAAGAAGCGGAAGGAGTCAGAGAATTATGCAGGCAGTACATAAACCATTTCAGAGGAGGCTATGGTAATGGATATTCCAGAAAGAATAGCGACACAAATAAAGATAGACAGCATAGGCAGGGCATTTGAGAACGGCAGTACAAGGGTGCAGGTTTTCTGTGACGACATAGGGGCAAGGGACTATGCTGTTCCCCTGTTCATACCCACTGCACAGATGAGCGGTACTGAAGACAATCCCTACGAGATTGCACCGGATGAAACATTCTTTGTCCTGCTGGACAGGGGAAACCTAAAGCCAAACAAGGACGGTGCATGGCCCAACCATTTCTACTGGAACTGGGCTGGCATCGCTGATCCCAATGACACGCTTGATCCTGGCATGAGGGCAACGGGAGCGGTTACTGCAAGGACACAGGCACCGCAGAGAACAGCGCTTCCGCAGGTGATTACCGACAGGGATACCATCATCGTTGACCAAGTGCTTTTCAAGGGTGCTATCGACCTTCAAAAGGGCGGTGTATCTGTGTTTGACTCTGTGCGTGATGCACTGGAGACATGGGACTTGGTGCGTGGCAGGCACATTATCAGCGACACCACCGAGGAGGACCAGGATGACGTGGACACTGCGAATTGAGCGTATGCCCGACTCGGCCCTGAACATCAACAGGGTAGGTTCACGTCACTGGAGGTCAAGGAGTCAGGCTAAGAAAGCTGACACTGGTGACGCCCACGCCTTGGCGTTAGCACACGGCCTCGACTCAACGATGCCGTGGAAGCAGGCGTGGGTGGTCATCACCCTCTACCCGCCAGACGGACGCAAGCGTGACATAGACAATTTCGGTGGTGCGTGCAAGGCGTTTCTCGATGGCATCACACTCGCTGGCGTTTTGACAGATGACTCTGTGATAAAGGCCGTAACGTACCAGTGGGGCGACACATCCGGCCCTGCAACTGAAATTGAAATAGATGGTGAACCATGAACAATGCCGGTGCACTATTCGACAATGGCTATGTAAGCCTGTACCAGTCTGATGCACGCACCCTGCCCATACCGGACAACAGCGTGGACTGCGTGGTCACCAGCCCGCCGTACTGGGGCTTGCGTGATTACGGATTAAGTGCGTGGGAGGGTGGCGATGAGAATTGCGATCATACAATTAGCCACTATAACGATAACATGAAACCTAACGTAGACCGACCCTTTAGGGGTGATCGCTCATCGTGTCTGCATTGTGGAGCAAGGCGATTAGATAGCGGTATAGGACTAGAATCTACGCCAGAGGAATACTGTGCCAACATGGTAGCGGTGTTCCGTGAGGTCTGGCGTGTACTGAAGCCAACAGGCACAGTATGGCTGAACCTTGGGGATAGCTACAGCAGTGGAAGCAGGACAACAACAACGAACGACACGCTTCGGGGCGACACCACGGTCAACGTTACACGCACTCCGGTGGTGAAGGGCATCAAGCCCAAAGACTTAGTGGGCATCCCGTGGCGTGCGGCCTTTGCACTGCAGGCAGACGGCTGGTATCTGCGATCTGATATCATCTGGAGCAAGCCTAACCCCATGCCTGAAAGCGTCACGGACAGGCCCACCAAATCCCATGAGTATATCTTTCTGCTCACCAAGCAAACAAAGTATTACTACGATTCGGATGCGATTAGGGAGCCTAGCACAGAGCTGCCATCAGGCAATCATTTCCGTAATGCGAACCATCAGGACAACAGGGCGCACTTCGGTGTCAGTATTCCGTATGAACCTGACGGCACAGGACGCAACAGACGCAGTGTCTGGGAGATAGCAACCAAGCCGTATCCCCAAGCGCACTTTGCCACATACCCTGAGAAGCTGGTGGAACCGTGCATACTGGCAGGGACATCAGAGAAGGGCGTGTGTGCTGAGTGCGGTATGCCGTGGGAACAAACAAACACGGTGACCAGCGTGCCAGACCGTGAGACAAGAGACAATCGCATTGGAGTAATACCCGGAAGGAACCGTGCTTCACGCATGAACTCCAAAGGCATGGCAAAAGTGACCCGTGAATACACAGGGTGGCAACCAACCTGCGACTGCAATGCTGAGACTGTCCCTGCTACAGTACTCGACCCGTTCGCTGGGTCAGGCACAACGTTAGCCGTAGCACAGAAGCTGGGGCGCAGGGCTATCGGCACAGACCTGAATGCTGAGTACCTTTCGCTTGCAGTGAAACGGCTGAGTGCCGTGTCCATGCCAATGTTATTGACAACGAGCTGTCAAAAACAGGAAGGGGCAGAAGATGCCATACATTGAGAGATACGAAGGCGGTGGACGGGTACTGCTCTCCAACGGTGTGCGGATGTATCACCGCAATTTCCTGGAGTACATGGCTGAACAGTTCCCGCCTGCCGAGAAGGTTAAGGCAGAGCTTACGGACGATGAGTATGACTACATGGATGAAATTGCACAGGATGTAAAGCGCTTGTCGTCCAAGCTGAACCGCCTTGAGAAGAGTGTGTACCTGAAGCGTGCCGAGCGTGACACCGCAAGCGGCAGGCTCCGCAGTGAGGAGCCAGAGCAGAAGAGAAAATCTATAGACACGGAGCGTGGAGAATGGTAGGCCCAACAGCACAGGGAGAACGGCTTAATGTCGTTCGCATGAATGATTCTGTCGTCACTGAAATTGCGCTTGAGACAAACAACGTCATCCGGTTCAGGGTGCAGGGTATCTACAAATCACGTACCGGTACGCACGGTACACTGCAGCTCTATATCGACACGATGCTCATGTCCTACTCAGGCGGCATCAATATAGACCGTGATGAAGACAGGGTTCGCCTCGTGAACTCGGCATACAAACAACTGCCAGAGCCGTTGCAGAGTTTCTACTCGATAGAAAACATGAAGCGTGACCTGACTGTCTTCTGTTCACGGGCATGGGATGTATGGGTGGATGCAGAGACACCGCTGGAGATTGTCGGGAATCCGTACCGTGAGCCAATCACATTCCTGCTCAAGCCTTTCCTGACGAAAGGAGGAGGGACAATTCTCTTTGGCCCGCCTGGCCGTGGCAAAAGCTACATCGGTATGCTCATGGCAGCATCTATGCAGCATGGGCTTCAGTCATTGTGGGCAACCGAGCAGTCGAAGGTGCTGTTCGTCAACCTTGAGCGCAGTGCCGAGTCCGTGCAACAGCGCATAGGTGCAGTCAATTCTGCACTCGGACTTGAGCCAACACTCCCGATGCTTGTGCTGAATGCACGCGGACGGCGTCTCGTTGATGTCTCAGGCATCATCGAGCGTGCAGTCTCGAAGCATGAGGTTGAGATAGTTATCCTTGACTCGCTGAGCCGTGCAGGGATGGGTGACCTGACAGACAATACCGCTGTCAATGCAACAATGGATATCATGAACAGCGTCAGCCCGTCATGGCTGGGTCTAGGACATTCACCACGGCAGGACGCATCCCATATCTACGGCGGTATCCACTTTGATGCCGCATCTGATGTCATGGTACAGCAGATATCCGAGCATCAGCCCAACAAGCTCGGCATAGCACTGAAGATAACCAAGGCGAATGATATAGGGAGATATCCTGCCAACCTCATCGGCCTTGAATTTGATGAAAGCGGACTTGCACGGGTCTGGCGTCCTGCGAGCAGTGAGTTTCCCCAACTGGTTATTGAAGCGTCATCAGGACAGTCGCTTGCAGGCATGGTTGTCGACTACCTCAAGAGGCACGGGTCTGGAACCCCAGCGGAAATTGTGAAAGAGGTGGACGCATCCCAGCATGACGTTATAAATATCCTGAGCAACAACGAATTGTTCTACTTCCTCAGAAAACAGGACAACAGCATCCGATACAGCCTCAGAGAAGGGGCGTCTGCCATAAATAGTTGACCCGTAGGTCAACTCAGGTACTCAGACGCTGTGTACGGGCTTATTTAGTGGCCTTTACGATGCGCCAGAAGGCTTTAAGTACGGCAGATTGCTCTTCTTTGGAGAGTTTGCCGTCTGCATAGCCTTCACCTATGGCATTCAGCAGATCATTGATGCCAGCCCTAAATTCCTTGTTCAGTAAAAGTCTTATCCAGCGGTTCATACATACTCCTTGCAGTTTTGACAACGAGTTGTCAATTATTACCACTTAACCTTGTTAGCCCAGTACGCCGCACTCATCGGGCCTTTGGCTATGTTCTTCCCATGCCGTGCCTTGAAGCTCTTGGCTCTGGGCGTCATGGTCTTGTCTCCTGTCTTGCCCTGCTGACCAAAACGGATTGTCTTCACCTGGTCACCGCTCTTAGCCACAACAACGTGACTCTTGGTGGCATGGCTAGGGGTTCGCTTGGGTTTGTTAAACCCTGAGACTCCTGCTCTTTTAAGACGCGGGTCTGCCATGACTACTTCTTCTTGCGTTGGTCACGGATTGGCATACCCATCCTCTTGGCAGCTTTCTTCGCGGCTGCCCTCCCCTTCGGAGTGTAGTCGAATCGTTTCTTTCCTACTCCTGGCATTACCTGCCTCCTTTCATGTGTCTCTGACAGTACAGCGTTGGCTTCAGCCTGCTGTCCGAACACCGAGAACCGTCTCCATTTCTATGCACACAGCGCTTGGGGTGCTTCTTCATCAGACGTTCAGCACCTCTTCCAGTGTCAGGAATACAATCCCTGAAAGTTCCTGTGATTCTACACTTACTCCCTGTCCGGGTGTCGTAAGCTGTGATTCAAATGCTACAACCTCAACCTGCTGTTCTGCCGCCCTCTCCGTTATCTTGAACGGCAGGGTGGTAACGCTCTCGATATCTGCACGCAGGCGAGTGAACACCTCGAACGGCGTGATCCTCTCATGGTGTGCAGTAAGGCCAAGGTCAATTGCAAGGCTTGCATACTTCTCCAGAAGCAGGAGCTTGTTGCGTGCCTGTATCTCAAATTCCCTGAGCTTGGGTGTCTGGACAGCACTGCCGCCATCACGCACAAAATTGAGCCGCACTTTGAGCCGCTTCATGCTGACACCACGGCTGCTCGTTCCAAAGTCCAGGTCCTTATCACTACTCAGGAAGTTACCCAGTGTGTTTGATTCCCAGTTCTCCGTTTCATCCCCGTATTTCAACTGGACATACTCAGCCGATGTACTGCCGCCAAGGTCATCTGCATCCAGCAATGCACGAAACGTTGCGCTGCTGGAGTGCGGATCACCAAGGTCGTCGTCACTCCATTCCACATAGCCGGTTGTCTTGTAGCTCTGCACGGTGGTGGTGAGCGGATTGTTGAACGGGTATTCAATCATCTTGTTGACAGTTGCCGCTCCAGGAAGGTTATTGCCGCCTTCTTCCGCCCAGTGTATGCGCGGCGTGCCTGCACCTGTACCCTCGCCAAAATTGGAGATGGTCAGTTCAGAGATGCGCCGCTGGTCTGTCTCGTTAAGGTAGACCGAATGCCATGCACCTGTTGCATATTCCATAGCAAGGATAGAGCCATACAGTCCGTCAGCCGTGCCACCGTAGGCTGCTAGGAGCCATGTTGCATTCTCCCCGTTGAGGACTGTGGCATAGCCCTGCCTGGCAGCAACCAGCCCGTCACCTGGCTGTCGGTATGCCTTGGTATTAGGCCCGACATTGGTGACCGTAATTAATCCTACACCGCCAACCATAACCTCAAGGATATCCCCGTCCTCAAGCGGAATATAGACAGCTCCGTTCTTTGCAAAGATAGAATCCTGCCCTGTCTGCGGTGATCCGCCGAGGTCAAGAATTTTATTGAATGTGTTGTTGGCAATGTCAAGGACGTACACACCTTCAACCGTGACAAGCCACGGTGCAAGCGGTGTCCCCGTTGTCAGAGGGTCAGGCGCTGCAATGAGTGCCTTCGGCCCCGTGCCAGATGGAATGACCAGCCCCGCATTGAACGTCCAGTTCGATCCTGCATCTGTCGAGTAACCAACACGTACGACTCCATCGTCTTTCCCGGGGTTTGTCCAGAGTACAACGACTGCGTAGTTCCCGAAGTCCATGCCTCTCGCCGCAGAGTCATCCTGATTGATTGAGTTTCTGCGTGTTACAGTAGTATGAAGGTCGCCGTCATTTCTCCAGCCAGTGCCATCGGCATCTGACCAGCTAGCACCGTCTGATGAAGACCTGATGAGGTACGAATCCTCACCGTTTGCACCTGATGTGCCGACTGCTGTGTCATTAGTGATGGCATACAGCTTGCCCTTGTGGGCAAACATATCGAACACACGGCATCCGCCTGCGTTGGCGCTCATCGCCGTGATCTCGCCACCACCCTCCCAGACATCAGAGTCAGCCGCGTATTTACGTGCATACGCCCCGGTGATTTCATCTGATGCGAAGTCCTCTTCAAACGCTGCCCATAATTCACCCTTGAAATTGACGAATGCCTTGAGATGTTCAGCGGGGTCTGCATGGGTTTCGGTTACTGGCAGTAATGGCAGTGTCACGACATTCGGGTGCATCGTGTTCGCATCCGCATCCCGTAGCCCGTTGAGAACGGGTGCTGTCTCACGCCTGAGACGTGCGAAGCCAAGGCCGTTTGACCAGCCTCGGATATACCGGTTGACCTTCACGTTGTCTATCCTGCGCTGTGCGCCCTGAGTCCTGAAGGCAGTGGACAAATCCTGAACGTTGCTCCATCTGATTTCACTGTCAGGCACGAGATAGTATCGCTTGCTGTTCAGTGTGATATACATTACATATCTGGTATGTTGGGCCGTGGATTAGCAATATGCCGGAATATTCCGGTAGCCTTGCCTGCCTCAACCTTTTCTGCATACTCCATAGCCAGAGTCTTGTAGCTCTGGTTGCCAGTGGCAAACCCTACAGTTGCAGCCTCAAGGCAGAGCTGGCGGCGTATCTCGTTGTAGAGCAGTTCTGTATCTGCAATCTCTGCCTCAAATGTGCTGGCATCTGTGGTACAGCT